GATGGCGTAGCGCTGCATCGCGGCGTTCAGCGGGCCGACGAATGCTGCGGCGACCTTCTGGCTGCGCGGCAGAATCGCGACCAACTGTTGCTCGGTGATGGGCATGGGGTTCTCCAGGCACAAAAAAGCCCGCACTGGGCGGGCTGTTCGTCCTCATGATCGTGAGGATTGATGGTTGGGAGGGGCGGAAAACTGCCGCATTCCTCACGTTCGTGAGGACACAGCGGGTCAGGCCGAGCCCACGTCGCCGGTCTGGGCAGGAGCCACGTCCTCAATCACCGCCGAGGTCACACGCACGCTCGCGCTGTACTTCTTCAGCAGCTGGGCGGTGCGCACCTCGAGGTTCGGGTTCGCGTTGAGCATTTCCTTGGCCTTGGCCTCGGCTTCAGCCTCGGTGGCGAATTCCAGAGAGGCGTCGGGGTTGTAGAACGGGGCGAGTACGACATAGGGCATAGCGGTGTCCTCCGGACATGAAAAGGCCCGCACGCGGCGGGCCTATTGAAATGGGGTCGATCAGTAATTTTCGACGTCGACGATCATGTACTGGGGCGTGCCGCCGCTATAGGCATACGTTGGGCTACCTGAGGGCTGCCAAGCCACCAGTGTTTGGCGCCCGCCTACCACGATTGAACGGTCAGCCCCCACCCAGCTCATGCTGCTTTGGTTGATAACCTGGACTTGGTTTTGTGCGCCAGGCATTGTCTGCGCGCTCATCCCCCAGGCACGGTTAACCATCACGACCGCCGGTAGCTTCGCGTAGGACTTTTGCAAATCGCCGCTCACACCTGCGAAGAAATCCAGCACCTTGAGGTATTTCTTCCTCGAATCGAAGGCAACTCGGCCATCTTGCGGGCGTCGGGCAATCATCTTGCCAGCGCTCGAAAAGCTCATGGCGTACTCAGGCAGATCGAATAGCCACCAATCAACAGAGATATTGCCGTTGGCATTGACCCCTAGGAAGGTAAACGTCGTCTGACCTCCTGAGACCTTCCCAACCACCAAAGCCGTGGGGTGAGACGCCCGATAGGCGATGATGGCTTGATCAGTACTGACGGTGATTGATCCGTTCTTCGATGCCGGCACGTTTGGGTTTGGGGTGTTTGAGAGAACGAGGCTGCCGGACTGCCGCAATCCTAGGTTGAAATAGTTGGCGTCGATCGCCACCGATCCATCAGGGCGATTTAGCTTGAATGCCATCAGTAGACCCCTACCCGAATGACCGTCCCAGCGGAAATGCCACTCCAGGAAACTCGACGCCCCTCCAGCTTGACTAGGCGCCCACTATCCTGGCTTTCCTGGGTCTGACCAAAGGAACAAAAATAAAATGGCGTCCCTGCCATACCGCTCGGAATGTCGATGTATCCAGTAGTGCTGTTGGAGTCGATAGTCACGGTCCCTAACAGACGGACGATGCTATCCGTCAGCTGGAAGATCATGCGGTTCTGCTGATCTCGGTTGTAGTAGCCAGGCATCAGTTCAGACTCATTTCCACGAGGACCACGCCATCGGCGACAAGAAATATCCCGTCTTGCCGGATGATCATGTACCTCCCGTTTGTATTAGCGTTCTGGATCACGATCTGGCCTTCATTGAAGTCAGCGGTCATTCGCGGAGCCCCATAGGAAGTCAGGGTCTGGGAGACGATCGACTGCCCCACCAGCGCCTGCGAGACGTAGAGCTTGTTGATGAACGCCGTGTCGATGAAGGTCTGGTTATTCACGACCGAGAAGAAGGCCTTTCCCTTCCCGTCGATGCCCGGGCCCAGCACCAAGAAACGGTCAGCTGCGACAGCGACCGACGACTGAAGACCGACGTTGCCGCCACCTGGCTCAATCCCAACGCCGATCCCGGCCATGTAGTAGGTGCCATCCTGGGTAACCCCCAACTTCACTGCCCAGTTGGCGTTTACCTTCCCGTCCGTGTTGGCTTGAGCCTGGCTGATCTGCTGGACCGAGGCATTGGTGTTGCCGAGCGATGCCTGGGTGGTGTCGACGCGCTTCCCGAGCGCCTCATCTGCACTGCTACGCGCCGACTGCTCGCTCTGGATTGCGCTTTCTGCCGAGCCCACCCGCGTGGACAGTTGATTGATCGATGCAGCCTGGCTCGTCAGGGTGGTGCCCTGCTGAGTGACCGTGGCCTGGGTATCGCTGAGTGCCGTGGCCGACGCCGCCGCGGACCGGCGGCCGATGGCGATATAGGCGATGTCCACCACCGCCGACGTGTCCTGTGAGTTCAGGAAGTCGAAGCGGATGGTGGAATTGCTCGTCTTGGTCGACCACGCGGTATTGCTGGACAGGTCAATCTCGATGTCCTGCCAGTCGGTGGTGTTCAGATTGATACTGAACGTCGCCGTCCGGGCCTCCGATAGCGCACCATCCTCGTTGGCCCAATAGATGCGCCCTGGATTACGGGTGGTGTTTCGGCGGCGGATCCGCATCTTGATCAGGTAGTTCTGGGCTCCGTTGGTATTGGCAAAGGTGGGCAGCCGGAAATTGGCATAGCCCGTCAGAGTCGCGTTCTGCTGGTAGGCCGTCAGGGTTGCGCCGCTTGCAGCCTGCTCAAGGTAGGCACCGCGCAGCGAGCTCAAAAACTCGAAATTGACCCCTGCCGCGAACATCCCGGTCCCGGCAATTTGCGCCTGCAGATTGGTGATCTGCGAGCCCTGGCTGGTGATGGTCCCTTCCGCAGTCGTGACACGCGACCCGAGCGCCGTGGTGGCAGTAGCGTTGGCAGCCGCCCCAGCAGCGACCACTTTTCCGTTGTCGTGCCAGCCGCTGGCCTGTGCGCCGATTTCCAACTGTGCCCGATCAATTTCCCAGGCCACCGTGCTGATGCCACTGGTGCCGAGCACCCGAACGATGGCGCGGGTGTACACGGTCCCGGCCGGCAGGGTGAAGGTCAGCGTCAGCCGCTGCCAATCACCGGTTGCGGCGACCCGAGTGCCCTCCAGGTAGCCCAGGGACGCCTGGTTGGCATCAGCCCCGCGTAGCGCCAGGTAGAGCGGCACGCCTGCGGTGGCCTTCACGAATGCCGACAGGGTCACCGTCTGCCCCGCCGCGGCCAGGCTCGCCCGGGCGAAGGTGTTGGTGACGTAGGCGCCCTTGTCCCCCGCCAAGCCCGTCAGGGCCGCCTTCTGGCTGAAGCCGGCCGGATCGAGGCTGCTGGTAGCGCGCGACCAGGTGACCGCGCCATCGGCGCCGCCCTCCCAGCCATCGGCCCAGGACTGCGTGGTGGCAGCCCAGGTATCGAAGGACGGGTTGAACAGCAGGTTCTCCCCGCCCACCGTTGCCAGGTTCGAGTTGATGGTGGTGATCTGGTTGCCCTGGGCGGTGATGCTGTTGCCCTGGCTGGTCACCGTGTTCTGCAAGGCATTGACGCTGTTCTGCGCCGCCGTCACGTTGCCGTTGGTGGTGCTCAGCCCGTTCTGCAGGCTGGTGATCGCCGACCCCTGGTTGGTGATCGCGCCCTCCGCCGAGGTGACCCGGGCGGTGACCGCGGCCGTTGCCGTGGCGTTTGCCGCGATACCATCAGCCGCGACCTGGCCGTTGTTCTTCCAGCCGGTGACGATGGCGCCGACCTCGAGCTGCGCCCGGGTGCCTTCGACATAGCCATCGGCGACACCGGAAGCGCTCGAGCGGATCCGGTAGAAAACCGAAACCAGGGCCGTATCCGTAGGCAGGCCAGGATGGGTGAAGCTGATCCGCTTGCCGGTGGTGTCCAGCTCGAAGAGAGCCGAGACGGGCGCACCGATAGCGGTTCCATCTGCCTTGAGCGCCTGGATGAAGATCTGCATCCGGATGCCGGCCGTAGCGCGCACATAGATCGAAGCGGTGAGCACCTGGCCGGCCGTTGCCTTTGCGCGGTAGGCAGAGGCCGTGACGATCGAGAAATAGCGGGCGCTGGTGTCGATTCCCTTGAAGTCGATTCGCATCGATTTCTCGGCGGCGCTGAGCCATGACGTCACGAGACTGGCGGTGGCCGAGGTCGTGCTATCGACCGTGCCGCCATCCATGTTCCAGCCTTTGGCCAGCGCCGCGTTGCTGCTCACCTCCGTGAACGCCGGGTTGTACAGCAGGTTCTCCCCGCCGGCATTCGCCAGGTTGGCGTTGATGCTGGTGATCGCCGAGCCTTGGCTGGTGATGGTGGTGCCTTGGGCCGTCACCTGGTTCTGCAGGGTCTGGACGGTGGTGCTGTCCGCCTTGCCGGCCACGCTGCTACTGACGGTGTCCACGCGCTGGCCCAGCGCCGTATCGGCGTCGGTACGCGCCTTGGTCTCGCTGGTGATCGCCGTGGTGTTGTTGCCCACGGTAGTCGACAGGCTGTCTATACGCGTGCCCAGAGCACTGTCGGCATCCGTCCGCGCCTTGACCTCGTTGCTGATCGCCGAGGTATTGCCGTTGGTGGTGGCCGCGACGGTGTCGATACGGCTACCCAGGGCGGTGTCGGCGTCGGTCCGCGCCTTCACCTCGGTCTGGATCGCCGAGGCGTTGCTGCCGTTGGCGGCAGAGACCGTGTCGATGCGCTGGCCCAGCGAGGTGTCGGCGCTCTGTCGGGTAGTCGCTTCACTGGTGACGGCCGCCTGCCGGTCCTTGGCCTCCTGCAGCACAGCCGCCGCTCGGGCGTTGGCCTCAGTCGTGATGGCGTCGGCGTTGATCTTGTCGGCGTTCACCCGAGCGGTGGCCTCGGCGGTATCAGCGTCAGCTCGCGCTTTCGCCTCCTGGGCCACCCGATAAGCGACCGAGTTCGTCACCGTGGCATCGGCATCGATCAGGTCGATACGCTTGAACAGCTGCTCGCTCAGCGCGCTCTTCACGAACTGCTCGGTGATCAGCTGGTTGTATTCGGTGGCGTCGGCGCTGGCGGTACCCACCGTCCAGTCAGTCCAGGGCCCCACGTTACCGATGCGGTCGATCAGCCGGCCGCGGAAGAACAGCCGAGCGCCGGCGGCCAGGCCGGTCAGCGTATAGGTGTTCGTCGGATAGGCGAACAGACCCATGCTCTGGGCGTTGTCGCCCTGGGCGGTGGAGGCCTGCTGGATCTCGGTGTAAGCGCTATCCGCGGCGCCTTCTGCCGGGAACGACCAATCTAGGGTGATCTTCCAGGGTCCAGGAGTGGTCTTCAGCTGGGCGAGCGCCGGCGGTGCGCCGACCTTGCCAGTGAGCTGCGTCAGATCCGATGCCTTCCAGACCGAAGCGATGTCCACGGCGTTAACCGCACGAACGCGCGCCAAGTATGCGCCGGCATAGATCCCAGGGATATCCACCGCCAGGCTGCCGGTGCGCTGAATGCGAACCCAATTGCCGCTGTCCTTGCGCCACTCGACGTCGTAGGCTACCGCGCCGGCCACAGCCGTCCAAGAGATTGTCATGGTGGTGACGGTGATGCCCTGGTTCACAGCGTGGTAGGCCGACAGCGCCACGCTGGCCGGTGCCTCGACGGTACCGGTGGGCAGGATGCTGATCGGCCGGCTTTCCAGCTTGGCGCCGGTATCGATGGCGGCGAACTTCGAGGGCTCGAATTGCAGCGCCGAGATTTCGAACACGCCCTCCTCTGGCCGAGTGACCTTCATCACGCGGTACAGCGGCACGGCTAGATCATCAGCATCCAACGTCCATACCAGCTCAGCCTGCGGGGTTTCACTGTAGGCGGTGGTCACCGCGATCTGGCGGCCAGCCACCTGGCGGATGGTCCGCCCTTCACAGGCGCCACTGGGCAGGTTGATGATCAGGCGATCGCCCACCTTTGCCCGGGTGTCGCGGTCCAGGGTGATGACGGTACCGGTAGCCGCACTGATGCGCCCGCCGATCTCGTCGCCGGCGATCAGCTTGTCTGCCAACGGGATAACGTGGCCCGGCAGCGGAATGCGGCCGTCCATGCCGACGCGGAAGGTCACGGTGCGGTCCTGGCTATTGGTCAGCAGGATCCACTTGCCGCGACGCTGCGCCTCGGATTCGCGCGTGCAGCCGATCGCACTGATCTCGACCGGGTTGTCGCCATAGCGGCGCTGCAGCTTGCTATCCGAGGCGGCGGCCACGTCGGTGTCATAGTTGTTCGCCGGGTTGTCGTAGCTGACCAGGGCGCGGGTGTAGCGGGTGCGCTCGCTGGCCGATCCATAGGTGAACTTGCCATCGACGACGTTCGCCCGGGTGAAGGCGAAATCGAAGTCGGCAGAGCGCGGAATGTCCGCCTGCACGTTGAGCTGGCCCTGGGCCCAATAGGTCATGCCGCGGTAGATGGCGGAGATATCGCGCAGCAGCTCCCAGGCGCCGGTGCGGCTTTGCAGGTTCAGGTCGCAGAGGTAACGCGGCTCCTGGCCGCCTTTCCCGTCCGGCACCAGCTGGTCGCAGTATTGAGCGATGCGATAGAGCTCGTACTTGTCGACCATCCAAGGCTTGATGCGCTTGCCCAGACCAAAGCGGTCGTTCGTGGCGACGTCGAAGGTGATCCAGGCTGGGTTGTTGGTCCAGGCCGACTTGAAGCTACCGTCCCAGACGCCCGAATAGGTGCGGTTCACCGGGTCGTAGGTGCTCGGTATCTGGACCTTGCGCGCTTTACAGCGCACGGTCACGGCTGGGATGTTGCTGAATTGCTCGGCGCTGAACTCCAGATACAGCAGCGCGGTGTTGGGATAGCGCAGCTTGGCGTCGATTACCTCGGTGATGCCCGCGATGGACATGGTATCGGCGATGCGATTGTTGTTTTGGTTAGCGGTAATCCGGCGGACGCGGATCTGCCAGCCACTGGTGGATTTAGGCAGGTCGATCCGGCGCGAGCGCTCGTAGCGGGTCGTAGTTTTGCCGTCCACCGCCTCGAGCAGCACCTGCTGATAGGCGCCGCCGTCGGTGGCCACGTCCACGGCGTACTCGATCCGGTAGCCGTTGATGTTGCCCTCGCTATCCTGCTGCTGCAGAGCCGGCCAGGCAAAGCGCAGGCGCACGGCAGAAAGCTGAGTATTGCTGATCGAGCGGACCCAGGCCGCGGTGCTGCGCAGCTCCACGTTGATGGTGGTCTCGTTCTCCACCGACGGCAGGCCAGGGATATAGGGCTGCTCGACGGTACCCGGGCGCCACTCCCAGGTGACACCGGCAAAGTTGCTATTGCCCTGCGCATCAGCCAGCGGAGTGTTGTCAAGGAAGATGGTCTGGCTAGTGGGAGCACCATCAAACTCGCCTTCACCCACGGCGATGAGCATCTTCGCCTTGGCGATGCTGCGCAGGCTGTCGGCGGCTTCAGTCGGCTCCTTCGGTTTGCTCTCGCCGCCCTTGCGGCCAGTGATTTCGGGTGGCAATGCGGCGGTCATGCGTTACTCCAGGGCACGAAAAAGCCCGCACTTGGCGGGCCTGGACAAATGAACATCTGCCGGGTGGTATCGGAAGGGCTATATGCTTTCGGGACAATCAAGACGACAGGGAACAGTCATGCCTATCCGCAGCCTAGCCAAGAACCTGCCCGCAGATCCCGACAACCCCGGCTGGGTGCTGGGGTGGGCAGTGGTACAGAGCGAGCCCTGGCGATTCGTTGATATCTACGCCGATAGGGCCACAGCCGAGGTGGAAGCGGCTAGCCATGGCGAAGGATATGCGGTGAAGTACGGTTCTCACCGATTAGAGTCAGACGACTTCGTGAGTGGACTTACGCCGCCGGAGTGATCGCCTGGGTGAAGCTTAACGCGCCGGGTCCAGAAACTAGCCTGGCGCGCAGCCCAGGCTTTCCCCGGTATCTCTCCCGGTAACCGCCGCTAGTAATCTTTCCTCGGCGCTGAAGACGCTCTATCTCGGTCTCGCCGTCAAGGATGACAATTTCCAGATTGCTGCCGCAGATGGCGCCGTCCACAAGCTCGAAAACGTCCGACAGGGCCAGGGTGTAGCTCACTTCGTTTTCCATATAGCCTCCTAGGTCGCGTCTTCGGCATAGATGCCGGCGCTGATTATCGCGCCACCCCAACGGCGATCGCCGTAGCACATCGGGACGGGATTACCGCTGGCAGTGGTGTTCTTGGCGCTGCCGAAGGCGTAGCTGGGCTGGTTCTCGGGCGCGGCGCTGGTCTTCAGGCCCTTAGCCTGAGGACTGAGCATCTGTACGACGCCACCAGCGACAAGACCAATACCTGCCGAAACCATGGCACTACCGATAGGTGCCGCCCAGCCTCCGGAAAGGCCAGTGACGAAAAGCCCCGCCACGATCAGCACAACGCCCGCAATGGTCTGTAGAACACCACCGCGCTTGCTCCCCCTCATGACAGGCACGATTCGAATCTCTCGCGTGCCGCTCAGCTCGAATTTCTCCGGCCCAACGTTTTCACGGTTCCGAAAGACCGCATACACCAAACCGCGGCGCTCCAAGGCGGCAATAGCTTCCCGGAAGCCGTCCAGAGTGTTACGGAGCGCGCTGAAAGCCTCCTCAGCGGTCCCTCGGTCCAGGAAGTAGCGATGCGTGCGGCCGAACAGGCGCGCCAGCGGACCTGATAGTTTGATAACGGTGGCCGGCGAGTAATGTGCGGCTGTAGGCATACGGTTCTCCAAGGCATAAAAAACCGCCCGAAGGCGGCTGGTTATAAGCAATCTTGTGCCGCTGTTATCCATCCCCCTTTTCCGGGGATCCACCCGGCGGGCATGCGGACAGCGACTCGGCTACCGGTCGGCGTCTGGTCGATAGTGGCCATTGCCACCACACCGCTGTAGGTAGCAGAGGCGACGACACGGACACCTGTCTCAGTGTCGACAGCAGTCGTCGATGGGTTGTAGTCCTGCCACTTAGGTGCCAAGCAGCGAGAAAACTGCGTTGGCGATTTCTTCGTGTCACCGACAAAGGCAGGCTCTTTTTCGGATAGGCCTGACGTAGTGCAGCCAGCGACGACCAGTACTCCCAAGACCCCAGCAATCCACCGCATAGCCACCTCCAGGCTGTGAAAGGGTTCACTCTATCATCGGTCGCGGGGCACTGCCCCGACCAGCGCTGAGGTGATGCCGGCACAGTAGAACAAGCCTTCAGGCGTGACACCTATGTTCATCTTCCAAACGGCCCCCTCCCGCCGATCACTTTGCGCGCCTGCACCGATTCCAGCGGCAAAGAGCCGTCCAGATTGCTCATCGGCGATAGCGCGGGCCAGCGCCTCTTTCTCGACTTCGTACTGCTGCTGCAGATGGCTCATACCAGCCTGCACGACAGCGAGACTGGTGCTCAGGCTGTTGAGCTGGGTCTGCAAAACACTGATCTGCTGATCGATATTCATGGTTTCTCCTGCGGCTCCGCCGCGGTGGGGGAATCTCTGTGGCGAAGGATCAGGCGTGCTCGCTCGTGCCAGTTGCCACCGTAGACAATGACCTCAGACGGCCGCCCGTGCAGGTGGTGCAGCAAGAACGGGCCTGGGCCGAAGACCTGGGCCTGCTCACCTGGCAGCGAGGGATCGGTGCCAAGGTAGATGCCTGCGTGGTTGGGATGAGCGGTGCGCCCGATCTGCAGCACGATCATGTCGCCGCGCTGCGGCCGGTCCACCGGATAGAACCCCGCTGCCTCGTAGTGCTGCTCGTAGAGGCTGGCGTTCTCCGCCAGCTCCCACCAGCCATCGGTGCGGCTGTAGGCCGGAAACTCCAGCCCCCACTCTCGCCGGTACCAGTCGGCGCAGATCGCCCAGCAGTCTTGGACGCCGTGGACGAAAGCCCGTCCCAGCAGCGGCACGTCTGCTTCCGGCACCAGGGTTCGCAGATCGCCCTCCGGCCAGCTCAGGATGTACCAGGTCAGGCCAGAGGCGTTGCACATGGCGACATCCGCCGGCGAGGGCCTGCTGCTGGCGTCCGGATGGCTGTGCACCACGGCCAGGATCTCGCCCTGGTCCTCGGCGGCAGCATAGGCTTCCGGCGCGATCCGGAACTCCTCGCCCGGGTCGGCCGCGGTGTTCTCGCACGGCACATACCGCTGGCGGCGCCCGTCCTTGATGACCAACCCACAGCACTCGCGCGGGTAGACCTCGGCAGCGTGCGCCTGCACGGCCGCCAGGATGTACTTCAGCATGATCAGCCCCTGGCGATCAGGGAGACGGCTGGGAAGCCGCCGTGGGGTAGCTCGTTGCCTTCGCCGAAGCGCGGCACGCAACCGGTGCCCAGGGTGCCATCGCAGACATCCCGCGCCGGGTCGTCGGTCAGCTTGCCGTCTTCATCACAGTAAGGCCCGGTGTAGCCGCAGTTCGGTCCGCGGTAGCCGCCGGTCATGGCCCAGTGGCAGAAGGTCGTGCACTGCCGGCCCACGGCCTCGCCGGTGAGGTCACCTGGCGATGCCAGCTCCCACGCCACCGCCTCGCCGTCCTCGCTCGTCTTCTGGTCCATGTACCAGACCTCGACGACCTCCTGGGTGGGGTCGGCAGTCGGGTTTCCGGAAGGGAAGTTGCGCGCATCCAGATACTCGACCAGCGTTTCCCGCAGCACCAGGCGGAACTGAAGCAGGTCTTCGAAGGCCAGGCACAGCGCGGTGATCCGCCCCGAGACGTTGCCTGCCGTGAACGTAGGGCGCGCGGCGGTGCCATCGCTGGTCGCTTCGATGCCCTCCATTTGTACGGGCCAAGCCGCATATTCGATGCCCTTCCACCAGATCGACTTGGCCGGCAGCTGATCCGCATCGGCGCCTGCCGCTGCAATCTCCTCAGAGGAGTGCGGGATGGCATGGCCGTGGAAATACAGCACGTCTGCACCGAAGTCGCTGCCGTCCAGTTCGAATAGCCGGATCTCGGCGCCTGGCTCGAGCTGCTGATAGCGCGTCTGCAAACTCATGGGTGGAACGCCTGCTCGAAGGTCACAGTGAGGGTGTAGATTTCAGCGCCGTGCGCCGCTAGGCGGTGCTCGCCGGCCTTGTAGAAGCCCACCACCCCAAGAGGCGGGGTCCACAGAAAAGAGCGGTAGCCGGCGTGGCGATCCAGGAAGTCCCGAATAGCGACGATCGTGGTCCGGCCACCCTTGAAGGTCAGTGGCCAGCTCTGCGACTTGTTGTTGAGCCCGTCGCCGACCACTTGGGCATAGGCGTCGCCGAACTGAGAGGTTCGCGTTCGGTAGGTAGCCGTGCCTTCTGGATCGAGCCGCGGGCTCCAGGTGAAAGTCTCAACGGCCATTGACGAGCCTCCAGATAGATCCGCCGGTGGCGAGTTGTTGCTGAACGACCCGGAGAGCGCCGTCGCTGATCATCTTGCCCAGCTGCTTGCCAGCATCACCGGCCTGGGATTCATCCGTCGTCGAGGTGGCGTTACCACCAGCATCCACATGCACATCGGTTTTGATCATGATCGGCGCCGCCGCAGTCGGCAGCTGGTTCTGGCTACCGCTCAGGGCACGGACGCCCAGCGACCCATCCGCCGCCCGGGTAAGGGGCATGATGGCCTCCGGGCCGGCCTCGCCGAATACACCGGCGCCCTTGGCGAAGGCGAACAGCTTCGGGGTGCTGTGCACCTGGTTGCTGTAGGCCGACAGGCTAGGGCTGTCGTACACGCCGCCCTTGGCATTCGCTACCGGGGTGAAGTTCGACAGGTCGGTGTTCTGGTAATCGGAGATCCGGCTGCCGGCACTGGCCCCGGAGAAGTAACTGGCCCCTACCTTGGTTGCTAGACCAAGCAGACCGCTCAGCGCCTGGCTGCTGGCCGAGCGTGCGGCGATCTTGGCCATGTCCGCCAGCACCGACTTGGCGAAGTCGCTGAACGAAAGCTTCCCGGTGGTGGCAAAGCTGACAATGGCGTCTTCCATGCTGCTGAAGGCGTTGGTGAACAGGCTTTTGGTCTGCCCGGCCACGTTCTTGGCGCTGGCCAGGTAGTTTTGATAGGCATCCTGGGCACCTAGAGTCCAGTCGGCATTCTGCCGATCCAGCTCAGCGTAATAGTCGCGCGACTGCTTGAGCGCCTTCTCCTGCCCTGCCCGGATCTTCTCGGACGCCTCGTTGTACTTGTCCGAGCCCAGCAGGTCCTTGGGAGTGGCCTTGTCGAGCTGCTCCTGAAACCGCTGATACTCGTTGTAGATCGACTTCTGCTGGTTCAGGCGCTCCCGGAACTGGTCGCCCATCCCGGCGCCATCCAGCTGCCGGCCGTACTGCTCTTGCTGCGAGGCCAACGAACTGGCGATGGAGGCGTCCAGCTGCGCCGCGCGCTCGGTGAGCTTCTGCAGCTCCTTCTTCTGGTCCAGCTCCTGCTCGATTGCAGCATTCTTCTGCAGCTGGGCTTTGATTTGGTCCTGGTTGGCCAGCAGGCTCTTCTGATCGGCCGTCAGCGTCCCCTTGGTCTTCAGATCAGCTATCTGCTGCTCGAACTGGGCCAGCTTCTGCTGGGAGGCCGTCAGCTTGTCCGTGCTGGAAAGCTGCTCCTCCAGACTGTTCTGCTGTTGGCGCAGGGCTAGGAGGGTTCGAGTCGCCTCATCGTCCGTGTAAGCCTTGGCGCGCGGGGTCTTCTTCTCCTTTTCCTTGTACTTCTCCTCAATGCCCGCCCTGGCAGCGGCGTACTCCCGCTCGACCGTGGCAACGTCTACCCCAGTTCCCTTCAAGGCATCAGCTCGGGCCTTGTCGATCTTCTGGATGTCCAGCTTCTTCTTGCCTTCCTTGTCCAGGTTGGCGAGGTAGCTCTGGTGCAGCGTGGTGAGCGCCGCCGTAGCATTGCGCTCGATCAGTGCCTGTTCGCCCTGGGCTTTTGCCTGGGCGTTGGCCGCGTCCCTCTGCTTGATGAGGAAATCGAGCTTGGCCTGATACTCGGTGTTGTCGTAACCGCCCGCCTTTTCCCGCGCCGCAATGAGATCGGTGAGGCGCTTGATCTCCTCCTCTCGGGTCTTTTCTCGGCCGATATCGAGCATGGCATCCCAGGCAGACTTGGCGCCGCTGGTGACACCCTTCCAGGCCTTTTCGAGAATCCCCAGATTGTCCTTGATCGCCTGGCTGCGCTCCTTCAAGGCGCTGGCATAGGTTTCCTCGGCCAGGTTCGCGGCAGCGACCTTATTGCCCTGCTCTTCCAGCGCCTGGATCTGCTGATAGACGCCAGCGGTCAGGTAGTTGTACTGCTCGTTCAACGCAGCCGAGGCCTTGGTCGGCTCGTCGGCCAGGCGCTTGAATTCGGCCACCGTGTCGGACACGGCCTTGCCGGTCGCCGACTCCCACGCCACGGCGGCGACGGCCATGTTCTTGAACTGGTCGCCGGTGAGTGCGCCAGTGGCCACCAGTTGCGCCAAGGCATCCGAGGCAGAACCGGTCGTGCCGGTCACGGCACTGACTTCCTTGGCAAGGTCCGCCATTTGGCCGGTGTTCTTGCCGGCGATGTTGCCGGTGGAGACGATGGCGAGCCGGAACGCATCCTGCTCGGCGCTACCCTGCTTGTAGGCCAGCGCCAGCACACCCGCAGCCGCCGCGGCTACGGTGAAGGGGTTCACCAGGCCAGCGATGTAGCCGCCCAGGGCCCGGGCCGCGGGACCCGCGCCGCCGAACATGTCTTTCAACTGGCCGCCCTGCTGCAGGAATACGGTCAGCGGAGCCTGGCCGCCCTGGAGGCTGGTCACGATGTCGGTGAACTGGGCGGGCACACCCCGCAGCGCAGCGGCCTGGGCCTTGGCGCTCATGGTGTACTTATCGTTCGCCGCAGTTGCGCCGGTAAGCCCGTCGCGCATGGCGTTGAGCTTGCCCAGATACTCGGCATAGTCATCGGCCGGCAGGCGGTTGGCTTTGCGGTGGGCAGCCAGTTGCTGCTCCATCTTGTCCAGCTCGCCCAGGCGCCCCACTACCGGGTCGATCTTGCCCAGCAGCTTCTCCAGGTCGTTCTGCTGCTTGGCGCTCTCGCTCTTGAGCCGCTGCATAGAGCGCGCGGCGCGATCCATGCCCTGCTCGAAGCCGCCGGTCTTGGCGACCAGATCAAGCGTCAAACTGCCGAGGGAGCGGGTTGCCATGTGTCAGTTCCAGGTGGTGGCCCGCCGGAGCGGGCGATCAATGCCAGATTTCCCGCGCTCGCTCGGGCGAGATGGTTGCCCATTCATCCTGCTCTTCGGTCAGAGCTGTCTCGTAGGGCATGAAGTCCCCCATCTCTGCCTGGCCGCCGTGGATGCGGCTCAGCACCGTGGCCAGCATGGCGAAGCCGTGCTCCAGGCGATTGCCCAGGTTCAGGCTGCCTCGCCGGCGGATGTAGGCGTACCAGTCCATGGCTTCGCCGTAGGTCATCCGCGCCTTCGCCTCGAGGATCGTGCGCCCGCCGATGCCGTGCAGCACAAGCTCGTGCCACATCTCATCGGCGGGGGTCAGTTTTTTGCGGCGGCTTTCCCGATGCCGTTGACCTCGTGCACCGCGTTGAGCAGGGCGAAGGCCAGGTTGGGCTCGAGGTTCAGGGCGTCCTCGTAGGGAATCTGCTCGTCGCCCAGCTCACCCAGCAGAACGCATTCGCTGATCAGCTTGGCATTGCGGCTACGCTTGGCCAGGGCCGCTTCGTCCTCACCCTCGGCGGGTGCGTACAGCTTCTCGATCACGCCGAAGGATTGCCGCTTCACCAGCACAGTGAACTCGTCGATCACCGGCTTCTTCTTGGCATCCAGCTGGCCACGATCCCACTGGATGGTCTTCTTCACCGGCGCCGCTTCGACAAAGGCGCCGGCGGCTTTCAGGTCGTTCAGTTTCATGTGAGGTCCTTAGCTGCCGCTCTTGGGCGTCCAGGCGCCGGGGCCCGAGCGCTGGACGGTCAGCGCGGTGCTCACGACGGTGTTGGTGGCGAAGTCGAACGGGAAGTCGGAGACGTAGCCGTCGAAGGTGAACCAGGTGCGGGTGGTGGGCAGGGTGAAGTCCGAAGCGCCACTGGCCACGGTGGGCGCCGCGGTGCCGTCGGAGAAGCCCACGGCGAACTTGAGGTTGGCATCGCTATCGTCGGCGGCGAGCTGCGCCAGGCGGACGTGGCTGGCCTTGCTGGGGTCAGCCTGGACGGTGCCGGAGGCGCTACCCGGGGTGCGCAGCCCCTTCATGTAGGTCCGGGCCTTGTCCTTGAGGGTAGTGGTGTCGATCTGGTCGGCCGGGGCGCCGCCCGGGTTGAAGGCGGTCAGACCCTCGATCTCCAGCACGGTGTTGGCGCCAGTGCCGCTGGCGGGCGGGACCAGGATGTAGACCTGGGTTCCTTGGGTCTTGATGGACATGGAGCGTCTCCTGCGGGCATGAAAAAACCCGCCGGAGCGGGTCGAGGGGTGAGTCGGTGAAGGGTCAGCGGAGCACGATCCACTCGATGTCGAAGCTGACCCGATAATTCTTGGTGTCGGCGTCGCGGTTCTCGCCGTTGTAGGCCACCAGGTAGGCCACGCCTTCGAAGGCCTCACGGAGTGCGAAGGCAGCGCCGCGGGCACTGGCAGCGCTGGTGCCGTAGACGTCGATCTGGGTGCGAAAGGCATCTACGTCAGGGCGGCCGGACAGGAAGTTCTCCGGGCTGCCGCTGATGACCTGCCAGGCGGCATAGGGCAGCGCGGTACTCTCCTCGGCCTCGCCGAAGGGATAGACCCGAACCGGGTCCTCGCCGAGCAACGACCGGACAGAGGCGGAGGCCGCCGCGGTCTTGAAGAGGGGTGGAAACATCAAACCAACTCCTTATTCAGCTCGTCATTGAGCACGTCGACGAAGGTCTGGATGACGTCCGGCACGTTGTTGTCGAGAGCCGGCCGCATGAAGGGCTTGGCCCGGGAGTGCTCGGTACCGAACTCGACGAATTTCCAATAGGTGGGGTACGGCGATCGCTTGTCGTACCGGGCGCCGCCGATGATCCCGACGCGCATGACGATGCCGCCCTCGCGCCGACCCTTGATCGTGCCCTCGCGGGTGACGATGAAGTCGGCGATGTTCATTGGGGTTTCGGGGTCATCCTGCTGGTTGGCCCGGTCGATCGCCTCGTCCCGGACGATCTTCATGGCCTCCCGCGCGGCCCGGCGCACCGAACGCTTCTGGATCTTCTCCGGGAGCTGGGTCAGCCGCTCGATCGCGTCGTCCACGCCTTTCAGGGTGAGGGTGATCATGGTCAGCCCTCGTCGAGTCCGCCCGAAACCATCAGAGTGAGGTACTCCCGGCCGGAGTTCTTATCCGGCAGGACGGCCTCGATGTTGTAGGTGATGCCGCGGTGCACGGCGCGCATGGCAGCGGTCACCCCGGCCCGGTACCGGATGACGATCCGGGCCGTGACTTCGTTCTGGGTAGCCTGGCCGGCGATGAACTCGCGGCCGCTCACCGGCTCGACAGAGCACGGGATGGGCTTTTCGGTCAGGTTCGCCCAGCCACTGAGCATCTCGCCTGTATTCGGGTCCTGGTGGCGCCCATCGCGCTGCAGCATCACGCGCTGCCGGAGCTGGCCGGCGCGCATCACACACCCAGCCCGG